TGATGCAAACCCGGTGATGTCCTTATAGACCACATAGAGCCATTTCACGCCGGAAACACTCGTATAATATCCGTAACACTGCACCTTTGCCCCGTTCGGCATTTCTGCAAGAATTGTCTTGCCCGTACCCGCCCCGGCTCTCAAGTTCAATGCGGATGCTGTGACCGTATATGTACCCGCAAGATTCTTGTCTTTACTCTGTGCTGCATCGACTTTGACATCCACTTTTACGCCGTTCGATGCGGTCGTTGTGGTTTCTGTCGCCTTTGCACCTGTCGTCAGATTCGTCGCCGTGTGGCAGGAATCATTGAGGAGAACATCGCCCTCAAGCAAATACGCATCCGATGTCAGATATTTGCTATCTGTCAGCACTTCAAATCCCGCTGCCTTTAAAGCTGCCCGCAGATTGCCCGTATAACAATAGATACTCACATCTTTCAGTTTTTGGATTCCTAACCGATAACCCGCACCTTTGACAATCGCAGCCACGCCCGAACTGCAATCCGCCTCACACTTGACCGTGATTTTCGCCGGGTCGTAATTGGATGCTTTCAAATGCTCCCAAAACGTGTACCGCTGTGACTGGTCGTAACCGACCATATTATTATTTGCTGCTGCCTTTGCCATCTGTGCAATCATGCTCCGAACCTTTTTGTCCGGATGCCGGAGAACGCATTTCCACGGTCTGTTATACCATTTGATGACCGCCCATTCTGTACCCGTCTGGTCTCCTGCTGCCCCGCCGGAATATTTACCTCTTTCATCATGTCCGCAATTTGAAATCATTGAATTTCCTCCTTTTCTTCATCGTCAAAATCATCTGCCATATGCCCCATAATCTCCGGGAATCTCTCTGCCACCTCGTAATATATCCATACCGCAAGGATAATCAGCGGAATCACGCACCACATGAGCGCACACGGAATCGCAATAAACACGGATATAACCGCCGTCATCCTCCCGTTTACCTCGTCCTCATACCTGCACAACTCCCGTTCCTTATCCTCCAGTCTGCAAATCCACCAAAAGAAAAACAGAACTCCCACAAATACAACCGCTGCCCCGATTGTATAAATCAGAGCCAACGTCCGCCAGTTTGCGAAAATGAAATCCGAAATCCTATTCACCGGATTCACCCGCCTCACCGCTCACAAGTTCCTGCATCGCCGTATTGCTCTCAAGCATCGTTTTCATTTTGTCGAGAGCCTCGTCAACCATCATCGAAAACATTTCAAATGTGATGACCCTCGCAAGCCATGTGAACCGTGTCACAAACATGTCATATACATACCGCAGCTTGATTTGACCCGTTCCACCTCCTAACTTTTTTTCCGCCATTGTGACCGCATAAAGCAGCCACTCCCGGACTTTGTTCAACTGTTTATCCGACGGCATTTTAAGGAACACATAAACCGTATAGCCTCCCCCTGCTGCCACCGCTGCCAATGCCACAAGTACAAACCAGTTTTCCGTGATGAAATTCATCCCTGCACCTCCTCATGATGCCCCGGTTCGTCCTCATGCCGTGTTTCTTTATCTGTACCGCTTGACTTTCTTTTCGTGACCGTTTTCACGGACTTAATCAGAGCCATCGCCCCGCCCTCTACCGATAGGAAACGGAATACATTCTCAATCAATGTCGATGGTTCTGAACCTACTCGCACAAACACAATTATCATCGTGACTGTAAAGATAAAAGCTGCAAGAATCATACAGATAACAACACGGTTCATGAACCGACCGGAGACCTTGTTTTTCTGTTTCGCTGCCCGCTCCTCAATCCGGTACATTTTTCTCTGATGCCGGATGCGTCTGTGTCGCTCTCTTTTTGATATAGGTCTCATTATTTTGTTACCTCCATTCGTGGAGTTGATTCTTGCCTGTTTCCCGCCCTCCTGTTATTGGTCGGTTTTCCCGTCCAGTCTCTTGTGATAACTTTTCAATGACTGCTCCACCGCAACCACTCTCTCCCGGAGGTTCTGCACCTCAATGTTGGTCTCCCGGTAATCACGTTTGATGTCCTTGACATCATCGGCGATATTTTCGAGTTTTGTCATCAAAAGTGTGTGTGTTCCTGCCTTTTCCTCTGCCTCGCTCTCTGTGTCCTTGCGGTCATTCCTCATTTTTGAGGACACCGCAGAGAACACGCCGAACCCGACGGAGATAATTGACAGCAACAGTGCAATCTCAATCGTCAACGGCGGTCTCCTTTCCGAACGTCGCCTCGATGTCGTCGGTGTCGCAATATCTCCGTGAATGGTATTCGATGACATCAAGTTCCCTCTCCGCCTCGCCTACCTGCTGCCGGAGGTCAGCTTTCACCGCCTCCTCGATTTTCGACTGTTCTATGATGATTTGTTGTTTGTTCACGATGTCTGACAGAACATTTGTCACCTCACACATCCGTGAAATTATCTCAAGCGCACTCATTCCCCGCTCCCCTCCAGGGCGACAAATTCCTCCCCGGTGATGTGCTGAAACTCGTCCGCTGAAATACTGCCCTTTGCGACACGCTCCGCAACCTGCTCCCGTGTCAGCTTTCCCTTTTCATGCAGCCTTTTCAGACTTTCAACCAATGTCCGCATTAAATCAATCCCTCCTCAATCAACTGCTCCGTGTACTCGTCAATCACCGCATCCCTTTGGAACTGTGTCACGGATGCCACGATTCCGGATGCGTTCTCTGATACAACCTGCTGCATGAGAACCATGCTCTCATACTCCTGTACGGTCAATTCCCGCTCCTCATACTGCCACACACTGACCGTCTCCCCGGAATCCTCCGCCTCTTTCTGCTCCACCTGCCGGATGTCCTTTCGCAGATATACCGTTGTCGGCGATGATTCCCTGTCCACCTCTGCCGGACGCTCCGGCTGTGTTCCCGTTACCGTTTTCCAGTCTTTCACGCTCATTCTCCTTTCGCTGATGTTTTGATACAACTTTCTTGAGTTTCTTCACATTGACGTTCGGTTTTATGTACTTCAAATAATAATCATAGGTGTCCGTGTGGTCGAACCATCCCATGTATGACAACATCACCGCTGCATCGTACCATGTGATTTTATCCTTTGCCTTTATCCGGAACGCTTTTGCCCTTGCCCTCTGAATTGTGGACTTCCGCATCGTGATTCTGTCACGGTGAAACTGAAATCCCATGAAATCAAGCATCCGCCCGCACACAGTTCCGTCTTTTGCCACATACTCAAACCGGAACACCTGCCAGTCAGCTTTCAACTCAAGTTTCAATTCTTTCTGCAAATACGCCTCGATTGCCTTTTGTGCTGCATGTAGTTTTTTCTTGCTTTTTCCTAGAATCACCATGTCACCCATATAGCGCATGTAATGAACCGCACCTAATTCCTGTTTGATGTAATGGTCTAATTTCTTGAGATAGAAATTCCCAAACCATTGTGATGTAAAATACCCCAACGGAACGCCTTTTCTCCTCTCCCGAATCACCCGCATTGCACTTTCAAGCGTCTCTCCCCATACACCCGCACCCCGCAGGATTTCACATGCCCCTGCGTCATTGTCAAATGCGATACATGAGACCAACTCTCTGACCTCGGAGACGCTCATTTCCGTTGCAACATCTTCCAGTATCTTGACGGTCTCCGCTATCCGGTCAAATTCTATGAGGACGCATAACAGACGGTAAAACCGACGGTCTCTAATCACTTCCCGGAGTTTCCCTTTCAGAATCGTCCGGTCTATGGATTCAAAGAAATGGTGAATGTCCATCTTGAGGACATACATCTTTTTCCCTCCGTATGATTCAATCCACTTTTTCATGAACTTCTTTCCATAGTGAACGCCCCGCCCCGGTATGCTCCCGCAGGAAAACTCATACAACCCATTCATCACAATCGGTCTGAACTGACCTATTGCAAGATGATGAACAACCTGCTCATACTTGTAATGTGGTTTCAATATCCTCCGTGTCTTATGGCAATTATTTTCATTTATGACGCATTTCTCATGATAGTCCGGGATGAACATTTCATCTTGCATTATGCCTTTGAGAATCCCGACCTCTGCGTCAAGGTTTTCTAATATCTTCTTGACATCCCTCCGCTTTGATTTCTTCTTTGCTGCATCCTTGAAACACTCCCGGATGTAATCGTCTTGTAATATTGGTTCGTATAGGTTGTTATAACTTCTCATGTCGATTTTCTTATCTCCTATCGGTTTTTGTGCCTTTGCCTACTCAACCGACCCTATACCGGAATGATTTTCGCCGTGTGGCGTGGAATATAGGCTGCATTTGATTAAACGCTCCGACATAAGACAAGAAATTGGACGCACCGATGTTCCAGTTCGCATTGCCCGCACCATTGTTCAAGTTCAAGTAATCGTCCCCAACGTGCAAACCGTTGTTACAGTTACCGCCGACAAGGGCAGGGAGAGCCGAAACACCCCCGACACCGCATCCTATATCCCATATATTAAATTTTATAAAAAACCGTCCGCCTGTCGGCGGAAAATTGCGGAGGCGTTCCCCCTCCGTTCCTCCCCCTTGCTGCTACGCAGCGATAGGCTGTTCTAAGAAAACGGACGCACCGATGTTCCAGCTCGCACTGCCCACACCATAGTTCAAGCTCAAGCAATCCGCCCCACCATGCAGACCGTAGCCACAGTGCCCGCCTACAAGGGCGACGCACACCGCAGCGTTAT